TTTTGAACAACAGATGGATCCGCGGGAAGTCGATAAACTGCGGATAGCCTATAACAAGGAACATCCGCACGAACGCCCGATCAAAAAGACCGAGACTGCATGGAAAGAGATTACGAGCCGTCTAAAGAGTGTATGCGACGCGGGAACCCTAGAATGTGTCGTCCATGCTCTGGTAAAACGCCCTGCCGCTCCCAACTCGTGGAAAGTCAATAGTGAGGAGTGGCTGTCCTCTGACGACATTGACAGAACCCAGAAGTATTACCAAGAGCTGATCCCCGATTACTACTATGTCGGTACTGTCCCCATCGACTTTGATCTCCACAAGAAGACGGGGGAGTGTATTGTGAATTCCCTGTGCAGTCTGAGTATTTCAGAGCTATACAAGAAAGGATACCGTCGCATTGGAATTGTGTTCAATACGGATCCCCATGATGGACCTGGCGAACACTGGATCGCTGGATTCGCCGATATTCGCCCTGAGCTGGAGTATCCCCAAATGACTTACTTTGATTCCTATGCCCGTGCGCCCGAGAAGGAAGTCAAGCGTCTTATGGAACGATGGAAGGGTCAAATTGATGCTCTGAAAATACATCCGCAGCCCATGAAACTGTTCTACAACAACACGCGTCACCAGTACAAGGGGTCGCAGTGTGGAATGTACTGCATCTACTTCCTTCACTGCTCGCTGTTTGATATCCCGATGAACGAGAAGATCCCCGACGATGTCATCAAACTGATGCGTCCGCTGTTCTTTGAGTATAAGAATTCACGCAAGTAAGAGTAATGGAGTGGTCAGAGTGGCTAAAACGTGTCCCAGTATTGATGCTCGTTGGCGGGGCACTTCTGATTGTTTCACTGGTAACCTACTTCTTTGTGATCCACCTGAACGGAAATGTTCCCGGAAGCGACGTTCTCACCAAGAATCTGAACATTTACTCCGATCTCATTAAGCCTACACCCCTCGCCTGCCCCAACAAGGATACCCTGTGTGACTACTATATGGCGTCATCAGGATACACCGTTCTCCCAGCGACTACTGTCTATACCTACATCACCCCGAAGGCAATTGAAAAGGTGATTCGCGCGGGTAGCCGTCTCGTCGAGCTACACATTTATGAAGTCAATAAAAAGGCGGTAGTGGGTGTAGGAAGCAAAAAGTCTATGAAGATGCTCACCTACAACACTCTGCCATTCGAGGACTGTTGCACGGAGATCGCCAATTCAGCCTTTAGTGCCGATGTGACAGCGGGATACAAGAATCCTTTTGTGGTCTCTATTGTCTTCCATACCAACAACACCGCTCTCATCAACGAGTGTGCAGATACGATGAAGACAACCCTCCGCAAGTTTATGCTGAGTTCGTCTTACAGCTTCCAGCGCAAGAATCTGGCGGTAGAACCCATCTGTAATCTTATGGGAAAACTCATTGTCACCTCCGACGATGCGACCAAGGGCAACGGAATGGAAGAGCTGGTGAATATCTCGTGGTCGTCGTCGCGGATGCGTCGCCTGACATATACCGAAGCGGCGCAAACGTATGATCATGAAGAGCTGATTGAGTTTAACAAGCGCAATATCACGATGGTTGTCCCGGATATGGACACCACTGCGTTCAAAAACTCCAACCCCGAAATTTGTTTTACATATGGATGTCAGTGGGTGGGCATGATGTACGGCAGCCTGGACAATGCAATGGAACTCTATGCCGGCAAGTTCCTAGAGAGCTCATTTGCGATCAAGCCCGAGCCACTGCGTTACAAGCCGCTCACCTACAAGGAACCCTCACCCCAGAATCCTAATGTGTCCTTCCAGCCGAAGCGGATGGCATCTCCTATGTACGACTTCACAATAAAGTCTACCTAAAGAATAAAATGGCAAACAACTGGATGAATCACCTCACCGATGTTCAGAAGAAGAACCCTGAGCTGTCCCTGGGTGAGGCGATGAAGCTCGCCTCCAAGTCGTACAAGAAGCAGAGCAAGAAGGGCGGTCAGATGCTCGGTAAGGCTGGCCCGATGGGCGGCCGTCGTACGCGCAAGCACAAGGGTGGTCAGCTGTACTCGTTCGCGGGCGGCCCCTACACTGGATCAGTCCTGTCTGACGGTGCAGCCCCCACCCAGCGCCTCCCTGACGCGACGTGGAAGGGCAACCCCGCGCTGATGTCGGGAGGAAGCCACCGCCCCGGACACCGCGGAGGCCAGCAGCTCGCCCCTGCGTCTGTTGGCGGCACCCCTGCCCAGACGCCGTACTCGGGCAAGCCTACAGCCATGCCTAAGGGCGGACGCCGCACGCGCCGCGCGGGGCGGCGATAAGGACTGAGTCATAGATCGCCATAATATCTGCATTATGGTTCATCTCCCTCTGCGGACAGCAGCGACCCATATACGCCGCCATCACTGCCCATTCGTGAGCATAGGATGGAATGTAACGATTGTTCAATGTAATCTCCGGATACTCAAGAGACTTCATCATGTTGTCATGAAACAACCTGATGAAATCCCAGCACGGATGATGATTGTCGAGACTCACTGGACCCACGTGCGAGATGACTACGCAGTCCTGCTTGCAGAGTGGAAGGAGTCCATAGAGAATGCATTGATAGAGACACTCCATTTCAACTCCATCGGGATCGGGAAGATCCATCAAGATCGCATCATACTTCCTCCCACCCTTCCTGACGAATGCGAGTGCATCCTCAAACACCAGGGTCGTCCGTGGATCAGTTAGCGCTCCGCCTGACTCGGGGAGAGTCTTGGCAAACTCCACGAACTCAGGATCCCAATCTACGATAGTCACTGAGTTGATGGTGTGCTCTCCGACAGTCTCATACAGCGTCCTCGCCGCCAGCCCGTCGCCACCTCCTAGGATGAGTACATCCTTGTACTTTCCAGGACCATCAAAGACTGGGCTCACCAGCATTTCATGGTACCGATGTTCATCCTGCGTCGAATACTGGACCTCGTCATCCATGAGCAGGATGTTGCCGTGGTGCCGCGTCTTTGCATACTGGACAAGGCTCTTTGATGTTTTGAACATGTGGATGACATCCACAATCTCGAACTTGACTTGCTGTCCGTACTGGAACTTCTCGGAAACGGCTGTCACAGTCTCGGAAGTAGCGGACATTGCAGTTGTATAAGACATCGTTAATACGCAAAAATTGTAAATTCGTTTTTGGGACGTTGCTCATTACTTATTTACTTAATAGGATTACCACATCGTAATATCCTCCAACTTGCACTCGGTAGCCCCAGCTTCCTCTTCCGCCTTCTTCTTGACATCGGCGGTCCGCGTCTTCACGTCAGCGCGGTAGTCGTAGAAGGTATCCTCCTCCCCACCCTCCTGCAGCCGGGTCTCGTCCAGCAGGATATCCACCAGCCCCGTTCCGCACGGAGGCTTCTGGCCGAACATGATGTTCGCCGACACACCCTGCATGGGATCGTACTCTGCCGACACCGCAGCATTGAACAGATGTTTGGACGTCTCCTCAAACGACGAGTTCGCCAGGACACCATTGGCGTGCTTGCCGATACCGAAGCGATCCACCGACACCAACCGACCCTGGTAGGTCATAGAATCCAGGAGTACCGCCATATGGTGGTAATTGACGTATGCACCCGCAGCGTCAAATACCTCGGTGAATTCCGTGTAGAGGGCAAAGCGCGCAGCCTCGATGCCGAACACATCATACACCTCGTGAATATCGTTCGAGAAGGTGCGAGTGGGATCCACATCGTCGCGGACCAGCAGCTCGTATAGGTTCGTACCCTCCACATCCAGGACATACTGCTTCTTGCAGATATAGGTGGAGGTGGAATTGTCCCACGACAGCTCCTTATTCACCTCGCGGGGATACACGCGACCCACACCGTCAATGCCGACCACTACGACATCCAAGACACGCTCCTCCAGGAACCGCAGGGTCAGGAGATCCTTGACCACATCCTCGGGAAACACGATGCGCATCACGACGCTCTTGTCATCCACATCCTTGTTGGTATAGACGCAGTGCAGGATGTTCAGTCCTGCTCGCTCAATGGCGCTCTGGATACCCACCAGGTCGTGGATGTAGCGAGCCGCCATCTCCGTCGTGCTCAGCTCCAGACGCATAATCCAGGGAGACGCACACTCGGCACCGTTACTCACCGAGAACAGCCGGAATGTCTCTAGAATCTGCCTGTCCTCGGCCACCACAGAGTCAGGGCTCAGCGGAGCTGTGTCATAGTACATACGAACAGCCGTCGTGATATCGCGGAGTGTCGTGCGCTGGATCTCGCGAGACAGCATGATCGCCTTCTCCTTCGTCTCGGCAATAGACGAGTCGAGATACACAAAGTTCAGGGGGTTCTTAGGGTTGCGCGTCACGCTCAGCAGCTCGTGAATACGCGGGACACCCTGCGTGGCACCGGCCTTGACCGTACCGGCCGAGTGGAAGGTGTTCAGGGTCAGCTGCGTGACTGGCTCACCCACCGACTGGGCAGCGAGCGCACCCACCATCTCGCCCGGATGCACCAGGCTCTTGAGGTAGCGGAAGCGAACCTCGCGAATCAGCTCGTCGAAGATCTCCTTCGTGAAGCGGTACTCTACGATGGACCGGCGCGGAGCCAGGTAGTAGCGCAGGAGGCAGTGGAAGACGCGATTGGGAGCGATCCACGGTTCCTTCATGATGGCAGTCAGCTGCTCCACTACATACGCAGGTGTGAGATCCGAGCGGGTAGAGTAGGGATTGCGATACTTCTCCACCAGGCGCTTCAGATGGACGGGTGCCAGCACCTTGTCCGTGTTCATGAACATGAACACGTCGCGCACCAACATCTCGCGATCGGCGATAATGTCCTCTACCAGGTCAGGGGCTTCCGTCACCGCCTCCACCAGGAGGGGGTTCAGCTCTGCAAGATTGAGACCGAACATCTTGTAGATATCCTCCAGCGTCATGATCGCCAGACGGATCGGCTGAGCCTCCACCTGAATAGACTCCACGCCGTCCTCGCCGTAGCGGTACTGGATTATCGTGCCCATATTGTTGCGCACCGTCCCGTCGTAGGTCACGTGCATGTCCTCCATCGTCTTCATCATACGGCGCTGGATGTAACCTGTATCAGACGTCTTGACGGCCGTATCAATGAGACCCTCGCGCCCGCCCATGGCGTGGAAGAAGTACTCGGCAGGGCGAAGTCCCTCTACGAACGAGGACTCAACGAACCCACGAGACTCGGCGCCATCGTCAAACTTGGTGAAGTGGGGAAGCGTGCGATCCTTCAGGGTGTTCTGGATACGCTTGCCATCCACGATCTGCTGCCCCAACAGGGCTACCATCTGCGTCATATTGAGATCCGAGCCCTTGGCACCTGACTCAACCATCTGCACGAGACGGTTGTCACGGGGCAAGGATTCCATCACACGACCCGAGATCTTGGCCGATACACTCTTGAGAATGTTGATGATCTGGTTCTCCAGCTCTTCGCCGTTCTCGCGGCTGCTGATATTCACGAAGCGACCGGAATGGACGTTGGCCAGCAGTTCGCGCACCTCCGCCCGACCCTGAGCCAAAGTAGAGGCCACGAAATCCGTGGTCTCCTTGTTTGAAATCAGATCCGATGCACCGGTCGAAAACCCCGTGTGCATATTGAACTTGGTGACAATCGACTGCACCTCGTTGATGAACTGACCGCAGCGCTTGTATCCAAAGTCGTTGTAGAGGACGTGCAGGACACCCTCCGAGGTCGTGTTGAACGCGCCCTTCTTCAGCCGACCCTTCACCAGCTGACCGTTCTTGATTGTGACACGCTCGTCAAAGTTCATCAGCGGAAACGCGCCCGAGATGACTTCCATACCCGTGCGGTCGGCGCCCGTGCGCTTGTAGGCGCTCATGGGCTTCTTCAGGCGGGACATGATATTCATCGCCAGGTGCTCGGGGATCTTGACGCGGGGATCCGAGATGCGGAAGGCGCCCGTGAGCGTATCTTGCACCATTTGAATGATCGGTGAGTTCTCGCGGGGACTGATGATGAGGCGAAGGACAGAGGCCAGCTGCTGGAGCTCCGTCTCAGCTGCAATGGACTGCGGGAGGTGGAGATTCATCTCGTCTCCGTCAAAGTCAGCATTGTATGGCTTGGTGGCCGACACGTTCAGGCGGAACGTGGAGTAGGGCAGCACCTTGACGCGATGGCACTCCATCGAGCCCTTGTGCAGCGATGGCTGTCGGTTGAACAGCACATTGTCGCCGTCAATCATGTGGCGATGCACAATATCGCCCTCGTGCAGATCAATCATATCGGGGTTCATGTATTTCAAGGACATCATGCGCTTCTCCTCCTTGAGGAACACCGACTTGGCGCCAGGATACTTGGTGCCGTTGCGGACGTAGGACATCAGGCGATCGCGATTGTGAGGTGTCACAATCTCGGGCTTGGTGAGGTTTCGCGCAATCTCCTCGGGAACACCGAGCTCATCCACGTCGATGTTGGCGTCGGGTGTAATGACGGAACGCGCAGAGAAATCCACTCGCTTACCCATGAGGTTGCCCCGCACACGACCCGTCTTGGCTCCGAGACGCGACTTGAGCGTCTTGAGCGGGCGGCCGCTCCTCTGAGCAGCAGGAGCCATACCCTTGATATCGTTATCTACGTAGGTTGCGACATCAAACTCCAGCATCTCCGTGTGCTTCATGATGTAATCACGGGGAGCGCCCTTGTCCATCTGCTTGCGGAGCTCCTGGTTGTTGCGCACGATATCAATGAGCTTGTGGGACAGATCGTCGTCCATGCGCTGGTTGTCGTCCATCATCACTGGCGGACGCACAGTGAGCGGAGGCACCGCGAGAACGGTGCAGACCATCCAGGCTGGACGGGAGAACTTGGGGTCGAAGCCGAGGATCTTCACGGTGTTGTCCGTCATGCGCTGGAAGCAACGGAGAACCATCTCGGACTGGAGAGCGACGGTCTCCTCATCCTTGCCCGCCAGCTTGCCCTGGAGCGTGCAGACTGTACCCTGGATCTTCTCCACCTTCTTGAGCATCTGGGTCCCGCAGGTACCGCACACGGGAGACTCCTTCTTGGCAAACTTGGTGACGAAATCCACAGACTGCTTGCGGATATCCGCGAGACGTTCCATTCCCTTCAGCTCGGAGTTCAAGTAAGCCTCCTCGTTGAACCCAGACATGCTCGTGATATAGAGCGTAGAGCAGTTGATGCACACGCAGTTGAGGGTCTTGATCGTATGGTCAAGAAACTGGTAGAGATAGACGGGGCGAGCGAGCGTGATGTGCCCGAAGTGGCCCTGGCATTGTAGGTTGGTGTGCTTGCACGTGGGGCAAACCTTTCCACTCTCGATGACACCGAGACGCTGGTCAAACACACCACCGGGCACGGGGTTGTTGCCCTGATGCGTCTTATCTGTCACGATCTCAACAACAGACCTCCGGAGGATCTCCTCGGGAGACATGATGCCAAACTGAACGCCTACGATTGACATTGTATTCTTATTAGTCTATCTCGTAATATCTTTGGCGATCCGTTCTTACCGAATATTTCTGGCTTATTGAACAAGATGGAGGTAAGCATCAAGCGCGGCCCCACGAAAGGCGGCTTCGTTCTCTCCCCGCTCGGACAGAAGATGTTGGCAGAAGAGCCATCAAAGGGAGTTATCCTCTTCTATATCGTCAGCCATGCAAAAGTAGAGCTTCTGACCGATGGAAGCCTCTACGGGTTCATCTACAAGGCAACCCTGAATGATGGAACCCCCTCGCCCGTGTATAAACATGATTTTACTACGTGTGCGTGCAAGGATCCCGGCAATACTTCATGCGATCCCAAGTCTATGAAGGCTCCTCCGAACGTGTTGGCTCGCTCATGTTTTCAGGAGGTACGCCATTTCATCTTCAAGATCAGCTTCTTATCCAAGGCGTCAGTATCGTTTGATATGTATGACCGAAAAGGACAGAAAGCACGTAAGCGTACCGATACCACCGATGGATTCCGCGGAGAATCTCATATCCAATACGATCTGTACGACTCCAAGTTCTTGGCGGGAGAACCGATTATACCCCCCGTTCTGTTTCGCGAGCCGTTGCTGCGACCTCTTGAGACAACCGAGGGTATTGGATGGGTAAAGCTGTTCCCTGGGCTGGATGCCCATGTAAGCGCAGCGGTGAAGGCGGGAGCAACAGATCTCGGTATCACAATGATGCAGTCGGCTGAACGTTACCGAACACTTGGAGATATCCTGGCGGATCCTGCAGTATCCCTCCAAGAAAAGGCGGCAGCAGTGTCTCATGCTCGGTATGCGTTCTACCTTCTCGCACTGGAATACGGATACAGCCAGGGTGATTCACATGTCCATAATGTGATGATTTCAGATGGTATCGGACAGTTTGCGAGCAGTAGTGTTCCAGGAAGCTACTCCCGCGGCAAGGTCTTTATCATTGATTTCGGTCGTGCGCGGAAGATAGACTTTTCCCAAGATCCGCATACGATGACTCCAACTGAACTTCTTTACGATGTAGGTCTTGAAGGTCTTGGTCAGCTCGTGGGCCAACGTGACTGGCTGTGGAATAATGCCGAAGATTTCCTCATACATCTCCCTCTCGGCGATGTAGATGACGAGATGCGCGCAATGGCTGCAAAGTTTGGAAAGAGAATAGAGACGATATCACCTGCATTTGCATCAAATCCAAACCTAAAAACCTTTGACCCACTGCAGGGTGCGGTTCATCAGTACAATGAGTTGATTCCCAGGACATTGACGCCAATACTCGAGCGAGGTGTGGCGGCAAGGGTTGTAGGCGCTCCTGGAGCTGCTGCTCTTCGGTACGGAAAAGGGCGTATGACTATATCAGTGAAGCGGCGGTCCAGGTCAAAGCGGAATGCGCGCATCCCACGCAAGTAGGAAAAGGTCGCGATCTAGAATGACTTCGGTCAGTCCAAGTTTGTCTTCCAGATGGCGCAGAAGAAGAGGGTACTCCTTCCCCTCCTGTGCCAAAAACACTTTGAGATCACGGGGGCGATGAGAGTCCATCCAGTCCAGCATGAGACGGACCATGCGGTTATAGACGAGTTTTGGTTCGCCACCTAGGGGTTCATTCTGGCGAACATAGGATGCGAGTTTCTCCATTATATGTTCGTAGAGTAAGATCCTTCTAAACTGTCACATGTCCCGGTGGTGGGAGAAGAGGAACCTTGTTCGATTCTCCGACATAAACGCTTGTGTGCTCCACCTGTCCGCAAATATCGGGGACATCAAAATGAGGAACCTTTCCGAACTTCTCCATGCACTTTGTCCGAATATCTTTCGGGATCATATAATTCGTAGCCGAGACCGTATTGATGTCCTGCTTGATGTATTTCAGGAAGGTCCCGCAGTCCTTGCGTCCAGAAGGAGGTACGGCTAGCTGCTCCTCTAGTTTCCGGGAGACGTTGCTCCACTGAACACTCGATTGCTTGAAATTGTTCGCCATCGTGATCCAGTCAAACTTGTCTTCCAGCATACTGATGATGCTGATGGCGATAGAGACACAGCCCAGAATCGTGGATGGAGGAACGGACGCATTTGTGAGTTGGGCTGATCCCACAATCAAGTTTGCGACTCCACTCAACGCAATAGAAATATTGACGGTAATGGACATGGCCATTGAACGCACCGAGTAGCGAGAGTATGCTTCAGTGTTCATCCACTCAAACGATTTAGATTGGTCGCACCAGTTGGCGAGCATGGTGTCAATCGACGCTGACCACATGAGTCCAGAGCTTGTTTCTGGATCCTCCTTTGTCTCAGACATTACTTAGAAGGGAGACGGCGTTTTTTGAATGTGCGGTTGCGAGGAGCCTTTCCACCAAACCCCATACGGAAGAGTGTAGGAATAGTTCCAGACACCTCACCGCTTGATTCTGAATTAGACGATGATACCTCGCGTGCGACTGTTGTGGCAATCTTCTTGACGTACTGCTCCAGATGCGATCGATTCAGGCTCTGGGTCAAGACCACGCACTTTACAGGGCCCGGCCGCTTCGGGGGACTGCTGTCCTGGATCTTCATAATGAACCCTGTACCCGTGAGAACCGTGTTCATGAATCCACCCGCCGTTCCAACGCGGACGTAATCCTGCCAGAAATCAACCGAGGGGCTCTTTGACAGCATTCCAAGGAAACACCCGTGGTTGATGAAAAGGGGCGTTGTGGTCCCCGTTCCCATATCTATACCGTGGAAATCCGCGCCGCCGTACGCAGATACCCAGACGTATCCGTCCGTAGGAGCCTCTACCGTCGTATAAGTGAGACCCGCGCCTGCAAACCCCAGACGGAAATTATTGAAAATATTGATATCGCCGCTAACCTTGAGATTCGGCGTGCAAGCCATGAACGACTTGTCGGCAAACTTCCACGTCTCGCCCGCTTTGAGATCCACCTGTACGATAGATCCATCTAGAAAGGGGCTCAGATAAATGCGCATGGGAACCTGTGTCGGATTGGTTACCGCGTTCTGGACAACGGATGCTCCGGTGACTCCACGAAGTAGTCCGCTGAACAGACCACCATTGCCCAGGGTACCCGTCATGGAAAGTGCGCCGTCCATATATGCCATTGTCTCCTGGTTGGTGATCACAGAGGATCCGGGCTGTAGTTCAAACTTCAGGATATCGTACCCTCCCTTATTCACAATCTTGGCACCCAGTTTAGAAAAGGGACCGTCGGAGATACCCACAGCCGACTTTCCAGCCGATCCAACAGAGGAGGTACTGTCAATAGTCTCGATGGATTCGGGGACAGGAGATGCTGCAGATACGGGAGCGGGAGCAGCCATTATATTCTTGGACGATTATTTACATCGCAGGATGCATCCTGCGCTGGCAACCGCACCCGCACCCATGAGGATGACGCCCCTTCTCTTTGTTGTAACGATAGTACTTGCGCGGATGGAAGGTGCTCTGATACATCAGGAAGATCAGGAAGAAAATCCCAATTCCAAGACCGACCACTCCAATAAGACTCATTGTTTATCAAAGCGATTTAAAACGCAGTTACAGTTGCCGTATCGGTGTGACGATGTGGTTGAATGATGTAAGAGAAACCCTGTCCACAGAACTGCCTGGCTGGTGACAACATACTTGAAAGTCAGGTTGTATATATTCATTTGATTTATGACAAATGATTTAAATGCCACGCTCTCAGTCATATGTGGGATTAGCGGAGCCCGCAAGTAACACCTGTAGTTCAGTGGTAGAATGCGACCCTTCCAAGGTTGTGACCCGGGTTCGGTTCCCGGCGGGTGTAGTTTGGTTTTTTTGATGTCTGGAACCAGACGTGAAAAATGATATATCCTAATTGTACAATGGCTGCTCCGTACGAGATAGGCTATTTTTTTGACAATGAAGAGCGACGAATTGTTGAGGTGAGCGCGTACTGTCCAGTCATTACGTGCATCAAGACCCCGGATGGCGGTCGTTATCGAGAATCGCCGATACGCAATCGTAATCTACCCCCAGAGTTGGAGAATAACGATTACATTAAGATTTTGGGGGGTATCGAGGCAACCGATACGCACGATCCGGAGTCTGGAATACGAGCAGAACACATTCCTCCATTCCACGCCTGGGCCGCGAAAAATGTAGATAAGAAGCGTGTCGTTATCTTGGACTGGGATCGCACAATTACGCAGATCGAAGGAATCATTGCGCCAGTGCGATTTGAGGATATGGACATGTCATTCGTCGATGTAGTGCGATCGAGCATAGGTTCCAATCCTCTGACCACACCCGAAACGTGTGGGAATCCAGTCGCTGTTCAACGAGGAAAGGAGATTGAAGCGCTGCATCCAGGACAAGGCGAGACTGCCCGTATTGCAGAGCAAACGCTTCAGTACTTGTGTGGGATAGATCGTCTGAGTATGCTGCAGCGCGACATATTCGGATACTGCGCAGAAAATGGAATCGCTATCGTTATTCTAACCAATTCGGCAGCTGCTGGAGCATATGGACCAGACGGTACGTTTAAGAACTCCAGGTTCTACAGAGAACTCACAACTGGACTGCTCCCCGTTGCGCATGTGGATACACCTATTATTGTAAAGTCTTCCGTTGCTCGTCCTGGGCTTCCTAACCATAAGGGAAGAACACTGCGCGAAGATCCTCTGTTTGGACTCATATGTCGTGCAGCCGGTGGAAAGACGCGGAAGACACGTAGGAAACGAGCCTCTCGTAGGAAACGACTCCTTCGGACTGCTCGCAGGAAACATCTATGATGTTAAACTTACACAGAATGTCTGTTGCAAAAACGGATGTATCCCAGATCATCGGGATCTACTGGCATATATAGGATGTCAGATTACATAAAGACCTTTGAGCTCAAGAGTGTTGGAAGTGTAGAGGCTGCAAACTGGATTGCGTGGTCGAAGCAGCAGCACTCTCCTCGCCAGTCGATCGACGAACTAGTGGATAACGCGATCGCAGCTATTCAGGCAGGCGTCTCTGGAAGTGGAAAGGTCTATGTCCGACTCACATTCGACACACATACTGGATATATCGAGCACTCTGGAGGCACCACGTTCCCAACCGATGAAGGTATTATTCGTTGCCTCACATACGGTGGTCAGAATCCCACGCTTCTCAACGAGCACGGGTGTGGCCTCAAGACCTCGCTTGCAATTCTCGATCCGGAAAATAAGGGGTGGAAGATCTTCATTAAGCGCACCGAGAGTGGCGTCTTGAAGTTCTACCGCATATCAGCGCCGTACTCTAACCAGATGTCTATTTCGCGTGTAACTGCATGGCCCGGTGAAGATAAGAGCGCCGAGCCAGGTTCTCTTATCCAGTTCCCGATCACACAATCTTTGTTCAAAGGGTTCTTCAAGACCGGAACGAAGATGGACAATAAGGACAAGGAAATTGGAGTTCGGTTCAAGAACCACCTTGCGCACATGTGGCAGTGCGTCGAGAAGATCCTCAATGGCGACATTCAGCTCTTCTACAACGGCGAGAAGGTCACGCCTTTCTCATTCCGGAATCCGGATGTTCTTGATTACGTAGATGTCTATCGCTCAAAGAAGGTGTATCCACTGAGTGCCGGTGGTAAGGCCGAGATCGTGGAAATCAAGCTGAAGGACATCGCACGGAGTATTCCCGGGTCGAACATCTTCAAGTATGGTCTGCAGGCGATTGGAACCTACATATTCAAGAACGGGAGGTGCATTGAGGCGATCAACAACGATGATGCTCGGAATCTCTTCACGGCTATCTATGGACAGCGGCCTCATAATAGCCTGAATGGAATTATTCATATCATCAACCTGGTTGGTCAGCAGGATGTTCTTCCGGCTACCGTCCCAACCAAGAACAGGTTTGTCGATAGCCCCTTGTTTGACGAGCTTGTTACGCTTATTTCGAACAATATTACGAAGATGTGGATTGTCGAGGATGACAGGTGTGAGGGCGAGATCCGTGATACGTTTAAGGCGAAACGCGAACGGATGATGCGCTCGGCTGGAATTGTCGGTTATAGTATCGAGAAGGGGCGGGGGGTATCCCTCGGTGGCATTTCTGGTCCGCCGATGGATCTGTTTGAAAAGAATGGATCAAAATATACTGTGATGGAGTTCAAAAAGAATATCCGCCCGACTGTTCAGGACTTCCACCAGCTACTTGGGTATTGGACATATGCTCGGGAAGCGTATCCGGACAAGGATATGCATGCCTCGCTGTATCTTGCACCCTCCACAGATTTCCAGATGACTTCTGAAAACAAAGCGTTGCTTTATGTTCTATCCAAGGAGTACAACTTCTGTCCCAAGATCTATGATTACGAAGATAATCTACTATACCAACAGGATCCAGTCGTCTAACAGCGCTCCCTCAACGCCAGCATCATATAGTATAGACAAAGCACTATCACCCCGTAAAAGTAGGCGATGAGATACGGTAGAGGATCTATTTTTATACTTAGGGGCTACTTTCGGTAGCAGTTTTTGTACGGACGGCACGACGCCTTCTCCGTGAATCCCATGCGCCTACAGGGCTTGCCCATGCAGTGCTTGCGGGTGAATCGGCGGGGGAACTTGAACGTCTTTTTCTGGGTGCGTGCCATTGTCTATTGGCGATAAAAACGGACGACAGGATTGTACGGTGAGCACCGTACATAAATGTCTAAGGATGAGACAAGCATGCAGGATACCGGAAAATTCCGTAAGAACGAGAAAGATCAGTATTATACGAAACCGTCTGTTGCTCAAGGATGTATCGAGACAATTCTAGCCACGTGCCAGGATCCAACGGCATATCAGTGGATTGAACCATCTGCAGGTTCTGGATCGTTTCTGAATGCGGTACCGAGTGGCCTAGATAAACTTGGGATCGACATTGACCCCAAGTCTGCAGATATACTTCCGGGCGATTTCCTGACCTGGGTTCCAACAACGGAGCGCAAGCGCATTGTGTTTGGGAATCCGCCGTTTGGTCGTCAGGCATCTCTCGCAAAGTCGTTTATAAAACACGCAGCCGAGTTCGCAGATATGATTGCATTCATCCTTCCTCGCTCGTTCGTGAAGCCTAGTATGAACCGAGCATTCCCGCTCAAGTTCCACTGCGAATACAGCGAAGAACTTGGGAAGAATTCGTTTCTCGTGAATGATACTGATTACGATGTCCCTTGCGTGTTTCAGGTATGGGTGAAGAAGGAGACGAATCGTGTTGTCCCCGATCCGGTGGTCGAAGAAGGGTTTGCGTATGTCAAGCATGACGATCCGTTCGACATTGCGTTCAAGCGTGCGGGTGGAAGGGCGGGAAAGTGTTATCGGATTCCAGAGAACGATGCCGGACACCAGTATCATTACTACCTGAAACTCGGGGAGGAGTATGTCAGCCACACTCAAAAAATTATTGACCACGTAAATGCTCACGTGTTTCCAAGTAATACAGCGGGTCCTCGTAGTCTATCGAAATCAGAAGCCAATGAGGTTCTGAACAGGATCCTAGCGGGGATTTCGAGTCCGGACGTCTGATGCAACGTGGTCCGTGATCCAAACGCCTCGAACGTAAGCAGATGTCTCTGAATACTCAATAATCTCGTCGGGGATCGCAGTGATGGTGCATTGCAAGCGACGCTGGGTCGTAGAGTCAATTTTTGCATTGAAGCGAATTGCACCCGACATGCGGCTTAGTTCTCGTGTCATCGCGTTAATACGTTCGCGATGTACTATGAGTTCCTCGTTGGGTGCGCGAGCCGGAACAGACCTGATCTCGCGAATGAGCCCCTCAATGTCTGCACGCGTAACGTCTCCAAAGAGCGCACGCTTGTTATCAAGGGAGAACTCGACAATTTTTACGATTTTCTTTACAGATGGCTCCTGCTTGTAATAGATGACAAGGGCAGTATGTTTCTCGTCAGGGGAGTAGTTGAAGATGCGCATAGGATCACCCATTCCAATAGAATTGGAACCAGTAACCTTGATGGATACATTCTCTTTCGGATCAAACCGGTTGTAGGCTGCAGGGATATCGTGGGCTCCAGTGTAGCTCGTCGGGGGCTCTTCTAGATGGAAGACCTCGCGCTCAATGATGCCTTGAAACTCAAATCCGTGCTGCTGACTCGCTGGCATGGTGTTGTGTTATTTATGTATAGGTCTGCGAAGATACAGATTGGTCCGTTTTTAGTAAAAAACCGATCTTTCATTGCTAAATCTTTTTCACTTTCAAAACCATGTCCGCTCCAATCCAGGCCTTTCTCATGCCTCATCGCATCCATTCCACCAACATCTACGCGATTCCCCCCGAGATTTTCAAGAAGTTGGATATCAAGACCTGGAAGTACAACCGCCCACCCACCGAGACTCGTATCGCCGAGATCCGTGAGTGGAATGCCCAGTTCAATCGCATGGATGGTCTCCTGAACCTTGCCTACATCCCTGGCGATGGTCTAGTGTGCTTTGAGGGCAACCATCGGCGTCTGGCGCTAAAGGATCTGGAGATCACCGTTCTCGTCGATATCCTCTGGGATGTCACCGATGAGATCGTGATGCACGAGTTCCGCCGTATCAATAAGTCGGTGAGCGTCCCCGACCTCTACGTTGTGGAGACCGAGTCGTCTCTCAAGCTGGAGATTGAGGACTTTGTGAAGTGGTTCAAGAAGGAGTATCCTACGCACGAAGTCGCGTCCGAGCGTCCGCAGCGTCCCAATTACAACCGCGACGGGCTGACGGATCAGATTACCCGGCTGCAGCGCGAGACAGGGCTCACGATGAAGGATCTCGCTGAGCGGCTGAATGCCTTGAACACCCGGTATGCTGCTCAGCCGCGGACGAAGCTAAGCGCAAAAATCCTGGAGAAGTGCGAGAAGAGCGGTCTCTGGCTATTTGCGTGGAGCACGGCGCTATCGGCGAAGGAAGTGTAGAAAACGGATCCATCAACCCCCAGTCTTTTTCAGTAGCATACAGCAGAATGGAGCCAATTACTCGTGAGCAGCTACAGAACCTTAAGGCCGAGGCTGATCGCATCATGAGGCGCAATAATATTCATAATTATGTTCGCCAATACTATCAACAAATCAAGCAATTTGCGACTTCAAGTATTGAAACGAGACGTGTTATTGATACGAGTGGTCATATTAATGATATGTGTAATGACATTGTTATTGAACTGCGAACTCTGTTTCCAGGTTGTATAGTCGAATACCGCGAGACAAGGAATATGAATAATAAAGTTATTGAGAGTGGAATTATTGTAGATTGGTCGTAAAAACGAATCCCTGCACCCCCAGTCTTTTTCAGTAGCATACCAAGATGAACTACGAGGATCGTCTAGCACTCGTGAAGGCGTATCTCCCTGACATGGTGGCGGAGATGGTGAAGGATTCATATCTAAAATTTGAGGATCGCAAGGGCTTCTTCATGTGCTGGCTACAGGGAGAGGCTAGCTTTGAAATCCCAGACATGTATGCCGGGGAGTTCAAGAAGCGGTTTGGAAACTACATTACGCTGAAAGTTGAGAACGATATTCGCTTGGTAGCGGGCATGACTCGTAACTTTCTCAAAGCGTATGTGGATATCCAGGAGGACGAACTCAAGCTGGGTCGTATGTGCAGTCTAGTCAAGGCGTTTGTGGAGGAGCAGCTAGAGGATTTCGGGAACTGGTGTGGCGAAGTGTGTCTCGGAATGCCGGACGAGGACGAAAAGGAGTAAAGTGTTATCACTATATAATGCCCGATTTCGAACCCGCCAGTCCCGTTCTTCCCGCTGGTGCGCAGTACAAGCAGCCCCCGGTAAATGTACAGCCGGTTCCTCCGAACGCTCTTGTTGCGGGTCAGCTATACTATATATCTGCGGTAGATCCGAACAATCGGGTTGGAGGATTACACGGCATGGTGGGTAAATATGCGTCTCATCGGTTCATGTTATACATTTTTGACTACAAGGGAGTCCTCACCAACCAGGACATATTAGTAGACAGGAACTGGCGCCCCCTCTATGCCGGAGACCCGCCAGCCGTTGTCCGCATACGGGTAAAGGATGACGTGGTAGGAGACTACTCGTTCTATCCGATATCCCCAGCGGACATTGATAACTACGATGATGTTGATATGCAGGAAAATGGAGGTCGGCGCCGCCGCCGTCGTACGACTCGTCGGAAGCGCAGCACCCGCCGTCGCACGTCCAAATACACTCGTAAGTAATGTGTGGAAACGGATCCGCTGGTTTGAACGTTAGATAGATGAAAATGGATGACGAACATCTTGTGTGTTTTCAACGAACATACACACGATGAAGCCTACCCGTCGCAAGAATGCATGGGCGTGGGGTAAGCCCTGCTCCTGCTGCGCCCAGTTTGACGCAGATAAGACGCGCGCAAAAAAGCTGCCGAAGTGCTGTTTCTGCTCAGAACCCAATCCCGACAACAATCCGTTCCCGCTGTGCGAAGTAGAGGACGAGACCTCGCAGTGCTGTGACAAGTGTAACGAGTCAAAAGTTCTACCGATGCGGGTGCGAGTATGGGATTGTAAGTCGCCCGAAGAGGCACGGAAAAAGGCGCTTGAACTCTTGTCCGCTCCTCCCCCCGATCCACGCCCCAGTCTCCACTCCATTATCACGCGCACGATGGATTCTTATTACGGCTACGGTTCGGCGTACGGCGGCATGGTCGGTCACGACAGCTATAACCCTTGGCACTAATACTCGTTGCTTTCATCGTCGCTTTCATCCACCCATCCCTGAAACTCAGGATGGGCTTCAATCATCTTGCGGAGGTGGGCGTCGGTGGTGAGACGGTCGCGCTCGGAGATCCAGCCAGCACACTTGAACTCCCAGCAGCGGACGCCTTGATCATCATAACGGAAACGGAGAAGCTTGTCAGTTGTCATCTTGTTGTTCTCTCTTATAAAACTACTGAAACGGATTCGTTTTTTGTTAAGGGTATCCAAGGCATACGCAAACATGGGAGGCTGCACTGCACTTGGAATCTTGAACGATGATAATAAGACGGTAACATACTGGATGATGGCGCCGATGAGTCTCGACGAAATCATCAACTATCTAGATCACCCTCTCAAGGTCATCCGAGATGTAGCTGCACCGCTTATGGAAGGTACTTGTACCACTGCAGTCTTCAAGAGCCTGGATTTCCAGGAGGAGCACGACGTTATCTGGACCGTCATCTTCATGGCCGATTCTATCGTCTGCCACAACGGCAAAAAGATCGCGATCCTGCGCAACCGCCAGGGCTAGTGCGATGATAAACAGGCAAAACATACACGATACATCATCTCGTCAATCTTGACCATTTTCCAGCATCGCTCACACACATCTTCGTCCATTTATTGTTTGACGAGATCAAAAACGGATTGCTGAGACTCGGGAACATCCAAAAAGTGCCCACAACCATGTTTGAACCTATCACACGCACGGACCTCCAAGATCTAAAAAAGTATCAAATTCTGGGAACCGCACATTTCCAGGGACAAATCATCGTCGCCAACGTTATTGTAGCGGCATCCGTGGGAGACTCCAATTATATTGATGAAGCCAGACCCATCGAAGAAGACGAACTCACCGAGAACATTATTCTAGAGCTGATGGATAGTCTGCCGGACGTCTCAATCTACATTCTCCTCAACTACCGAAACGGCGAACGCCATATTGTTGTCGATTGGGCATAAAACGGAACATTTTTCATTAGAAAACACAACAGACCAAGATGTCAATCACTCTCTACACCCTGCAGCTGACCGAGGGGCATTACTACGTTGGGCGGACGGAGAGGGATATGAATATAGTATGGAATGACCACCTGGCTGGCACCGCCTCCAACTGGACAAAGAGGTACAAGCCGATCAATCTGCAGTCCGTCAAGAAGAACGCATCCCCCCAAGACGAATTGGACCGCCTGAACAACTACTTTACGATGTACGGATACCGCAACGTACATACCGATGATCTTGCGTGCTACCGGTGCGGATTCCATGGTCACTATGAGAAAACGTGCAAGGGTATATGGCACATCAACGGATTTAATATTGACGAAGCGAACGGCGAGGTTGCGAGGTAGATGTAGTATCTGTCCAGCCGTCAAGACTGAGGAGATCGGGGACCTTCCCAATTCGGTTCTCTTCTTCCCATTTTTTGATATATTCATCCACCTGTCGCTCATAATCCAGTTGAAATTCCGTCTTTTTCGGTGGCGGAGGAGGATCGTGTTCAGGGGGTCGCTTGCGGGGACTCCAGCACCACGAGGTATTGCTTAATCGCGACCCCATATTATAACTATACAAGACTACAGTCGTACATGTTGAAAATCCCCAAAACGAATGTTGTTGTTGCGTAGTTCGTCTATTGCATACTCTGAATTTCTATATGGTCCAAGAAGAGGTGAAGTGCGACAAGTGTGGGAAGATAGCTGAGACAATCGAGCAGGTGGAAAACGAGAACTGGGAATACTGCGAAGGACTGAAAGTACAGTTCTGCGGAGAATGCCGTGAAAAGAGGGAGGAGCCTCCATGCACCAACTCCCAATGCCAAGCGGATGTGTGTTACGATGCGAGGGAAGAACGCACAGATTGAAGTGCGCTCTTGCCCAACGCTTTGCCTTTTTCAACATAGGAGAGTAGGTAGTTATTCACGATCGTGACTGTAAAGAGGAACATTCCCGCGGAAAACACGACGCGCCGATCAAAGTCGGA